CCAAATTGGTTCATTAACGTAGCCTAGCATTTCCCATGGTGTAGATTCAGGTGTTGTTGTATCATAAAAGTAACTATACACTCCTCTCCAGTATCCAGGAGATATTAATGTGTTATCTACTTTATTGGTAGTATTTTTATAATTCCAAGTAAACTGATTATTGGCATCATAGAATTGTTGCTGGTAGTTTAACCTATTTTGTCCTACCCAATTTAAGAATCCAGGCGTATAGATTTCTAACCATTCATCATACGAGTAGCCAGTGTTTCTAAAGAAACCCGGAGTCACTTCGTATGCTTGAACTGGAATTGTATTACTTAACTTAAGATTGTTATAAACACGCTTTTCAAATTCTAATAGTGCCTGATCTCTAAAGTCTACTAGAGTATCGGTAGCAGCAATATAATCACCATACAATTTATTATATGAACCATCGTGTCCTTTAATAAAATACGTTGGCTGTTGGTAACCATTATCTAATACAACTTCGGGAATAAATGCAGGATATAGCCCTAATTTAGTAGGAGTATTTGGTACATAGCTACCATAAGTTTGATTATACTCATTAATTGTTACAACATCACCGGGGATTAAATCAATGGTGATTCTTAATGACGGTGCTGTTGTACTTACGGTATATTCTTGATTCATAACTAGCTGTTTAGTAGTTGTCAATCCTCTAATTGTTCTAGCTACATACACTAATACGCCATTGTAATTTGCTGTTTCAAAATTATAAGTCTGTGTTAAAGGATAAATTGTTTGTTGTAGATTACTATTAAAGGTGTATGTATTAGATGCATACGGTGCTTTAGCAGGAATCATGTCAGACCAAAAGAATGATTGAGAATTATCTTTAGTTGCGGTTATGAGGTCTATTGCAGTATTCAACACATAGGCAGGATCATACCGCTGATCGAACGGATAATTATTAACTGTGTAAACAATTAAGTTTTTGTATTCAACATATTTCTTGCTATTATAAGCCAAAGAATCAAATATATTGTAATTTAAATTACGCAGGAATATTGCCGGCAATACTAATGATGCACTATTTTGTATAATAGCATTGCCATATGGTACTAGATTGCCTAAATCTCTGTAGTTGTTAGGACCTAGTAGTTGACCAGTAGTATTTGGACAATTATTGAAGATACTAGCATATTGCCTTCTGATATCACCAACATTTGTAGTTGTAATATCAGTATTGAACGGGTTATTACTTAAGTTGATGGGTATTGTATAGAATGCAGTATTACTCACTTGGTCACTTAATATTAAAACTTGAACTAGTGTGTGTGTTATGCTGTTAGGAATATTAATTACTACAGTGGTAGTGGTACTTGTAGTCGTAACAGTGTAATTAGTAGATGGTTGTAAAATATTGTTTACATAAACTTCTAATGTTGGCCAAGGTTCTACACCTATTGCTATTGGTGCAACATCTAATTGAAAAGTATTATTTGGCGTTACATAATTTCGTACATAATTAAATTCAAAAATTTGATATTGTACACTAGGACCTACTGCTGTTTGCCAACCTAATAGCCTAGTGTGGTCATGCAATCCAATAGTATTGTAAACAAATCCTGTATTAATATTTTTAGTAACGGGAACAGCACTGTTCACGTATGTAAAAGTATCAGAATTGAACGTTACATCAAAACTTATATCGCCTATATTGTTGACCGAACTATAACTTAACGGGAATCCCAACACTGGGTCATCTGGTCCGGTGCCAACCGCATAATCAAATAATTTTGAGCCTTTAAATGAGGTGCCTACATAATATGCACGGTCACCGAAACTTATTCCACTAGAATCAAACACATCGAATAGAGGAGCTTGATTATCAGTAATTTTTTGTTGTGCTTTTATCCATTTTAATCCGTTATACCAAAAACTATAACCTTGATAATTATACCCTCTAATTACTGCTAGTACATTATTTTCTAAAAGATTACCATTTGGAGCTTCTGAAAGAGTTATAACCGGAGTAGACCCTTCTGATATTGTAGAGAAACTTACAACATATATTTTTGTATTTTCTTTTGGATCGGCTGCAAATAGAACTCTGGCTCCTGAAAATAGTGCGTAATTAGTGTTACTTTTAGGATCAGCTACAATAGAAATCTTTGATTCACCTACGATTATTGCAGGATTCAACCATGATACTGTAAGAGTTAATGTTGTGGTGCCCTCAATGTTAGTAATTTGAGTATTTGGTGGCAATATATTTAATGAATCATTAATGTACATGCCCACTACAAAGGTGCCAGTTACTGCGTTTGCCGGTACAATTACAGTAGTGGTGGTATCAGCAATTCGTGTTATTATTGCATCAGCGTAGATAGGGGTATCGCTGGCATTGAAGCCTACTGCTACAATTAGTCCATCAGAGTTAACTGCGACCCCAAACGGAGTTTGCGTAGTAGCACTGCCGCCCATTGTTGTAAAAGCTGTCCAAGTGCTTCCATCTACTGATGTTGTATATAAAGCATTACCAGAACCACTAAGATAACTTCCAACTACTACAAACAATCCATCACTGCTTACGGTGACTGCATTTATGTTAGCAGCGGGATTACTGCTATTCATGTTAGCGGGTGTGGTCCAAGTTCTACCATCAGTTGATGTAGCATATTTAGGTAAACGTGTTGATTGATCAGAACCAACTGCTACAAATAACCCAAATGAATTAACCGTTATAGCCTGCATGTATACAGGGACAGTACTGCCATTCATTAGTGCAGGAGTAGTCCAAGTGCTACCATCTAGTGATGTGGCGTATAATGGATAATAGTTGTTATCGTACCCGACCGCTACAAACAAGCCAGCAGCATTGACTGCTACTGAATATAGTTGTGCAGCAGCGGTGCTACCATTCATATAAACAGGAGTAGTCCAAGTGCTACCATCTAGTGATGTGGCATATAATGGATAAGAGTTACTATCATACCCGATCGCTACGAATAGTCCGGCTGAGTTAACTGCAACTGAGGTCATTGTTGCACTAGTAGTGCTACCGTTAATTACTGCTGGAGTAGTCCAAGTGCTACCATCACTAGATGTGGCGTAGATTGGATAGTTACTGCCACCATATCCAACTGCTACAAACAAGCCATCAGAATTAACTGTAACTGAAGTCATTCGTGCAACAGAGGTACTGCCATTCATTAGTGCAGGAGTAGTCCAAGTGCTACCATCTAGTGATGTCGCATATAATGGATAATAGTTACTATCATACCCAACCGCTACAAACAATCCAGCTGAGTTAACAGTAACTGCAAACATTCGTGCATACGAAGTACTACCATTTATATTAGTAGGCGTAGTAAATATAGCAGTAGTTGTAAAGGGATTATTAATAGTTGCATTATAATTTGTATACACATCAACATCTGGATAATACACAGGTTGACCTGCTACTAGATTCAAACAATCAGTAGTTCTAAAGTCTATAAAGTCAATTGCGCCTACGCCCACTGTTCCATAATTAAACAGTTCTAAGTTTGGATAAAATTCTATAATTGGTCTAGCCGCTTTATTTTCTTGAGTAGCGTAAGATGTAACAATCGCTGGATTATTGTTATACTGTGCGGTGGCCTTGATCACATCAATATGAAACCAGCGATTACTGCGTGACCATGGGTTTCTATTCAATGCCTCTCTAGCAATTGTGATATAGTCGGGAACTGTAGGAATATAAAGGGTGTCATCAAAATTATCAATATCCCAATGAGCAGAGTCCCATAGGTTATAAATACTACCGGTGAATGGTTCAGGAACTGAAAAGTCCGTTACTGGAAGTAGTTGGATTGCTATTCCAACACCCTGCACATAATACTGCCCACTTAAGTAACTTGTGGGGATTACATCCCCATTAAACTGTACTTTTAATCCGTTAGTAAATGCCACACCATTGCTTGATGTAAAATTTGGTTTACCTAATATTTGAGTATCTACGTTCAATTGATTAGAAATATTAGCTTCGATAAGATTTATAACACCTACCGCATTTGGATTACTACCATCTTGATAATAAAGGGTATTCAGTGGTGCTGAAATATACGGTATTTCTTCTATGTTGCCATATTGATCTAAGAAGAAGCGTGCGCCACCATAGGTGTTACCATAAACTGCGGAAATAATTTGATTGACCGGTATTGCGCTGGCGACGCTTAGACTAATAATAGGATTAGATGGGTCTCCTATATAGGTAATCTTATAGAAATTGAAATTTACTTGGCTAATATATCCTTGTTGATATAGCCCTTGATTAATATTGCAAGTCATAGATCCTGCAGCATCTTGCATTACTACTTCAGATCCATTCAATTGTAGAGCTACTGTAAATTGTGTAGGAGAAGTAATGCTAGAAACAAAATACAAGACATCATTATTTGATGTAGAAGGAATTAAAGTACCAAATGCAGTTCCAGTAAATGTTACTGCTTGATTTACTACTAAGTTCGCTGTTGAACTACAGGTTATCAAATTGCCAGATGTTGCTGTTGCAGTAATGTTAATTGATTGCGGGGTTGTAAGCGTATTGTCGTTAGTATCGTATGCTTGTCCATTTTGACCGTTGTCAAAGAAACTACCAGTAAATCCTTCTTCATTTGGTATACCAGTATTATAGAACATTAATGTCAAGCCATTTAACGATGTTACTCCGTCGATACCACGCAAAGATGATACTAGCTGACCATTGATAGCCTGATACGGCACATTACTAACTACACTTACTAAATTATTTCCCTGTAAAGAACTATATTGACTTTGTGCATCAGCAGCGGGTACTGTAAATGTTACAGTTCCGTTTTTAGCACCGTTATTTTCTACACCATATATCTGCCGAACATTTTGACTAGGATTTGATGGGTTAGCAACTAATACACCGGGCTCTCCTTGAATCCAAAATTGAGTAGATTGATTAACATAAAACGTATAGGTGCCACCTCTAATAAAGGTAAGAGTAGGATTAATGCTACCAAAACCTGTACCTGCTACAGAAATTTTATAGCCGTCTGCTTCAGGAGTCACAATATAGCTTGCCGCATCATATACTGTTGCTGCTGCTACTGTAACAGCAGGCAAGCCTTGTGGTGCCCAGTAGTATTGATTAAAGTTAATTAATGGATCTAAGTTTGTGAAAGAATCCCAAGAATAAAATTGAGAGTTAAACAATCTACTATTGTTATTAGCTAATCCACCTGCTGTAGTAATAGCGTTTAGCATTCCGGGATAACTGATAAAATCTGTGGCAGTTCCTGCAGGCGGGTTAATTGAATCTGCCGAAGCAATGAATACTACACCCGGATCTAATTGATAGTTTGTTCGTGTGGCGTCTGGCTCAGTTACATAATGATCGTTAGCATTTACCCCATATCCAAATCTATTACCTACATAACCTTGAATCTGTTGTAGGTTTGGTGGATTTACCAATTGATCTAATGTTGCACTCAAAAACTGTTGGTTTGTGGGTGTTTGAAATATCTCGGGTAAGAAGTCCAATGTTCTAATTACTGTTGCCATTTATTTTAAACCTATAACGCTATTTGTAGTTCTGCTGCTGTCAATGACGGTATCACCACAATACTATTTGCGGTGGCTGCATTAACGAATATCTCATAAGGAGCGCATTGAATCTCATATAATGAACCAAACGATTGATTTGGATTATTTGCAACCAATATCGCAGAGCTTACATATTGACCAACATTATTATGTAAGTACGCTGCTAACTCGGAGAAATAGAAAGTATCACCAAAATTCCAATTATTTATATTAAAATAATTATTCATTGCTGTGAGTACTGAGCTAATAATTTCACTATTGCTTGCGTTTGTGCCGGCAACTGGAACTACCTTGATAGTAGCTTGTAGCGCAGGATCTGCTTTAGGTCCAAACAATGGTTTGAACACCACGCTGTTAGGTATTAAACTATCACTAACCATCTTAAAATCTTGTAGTTTACCGTAGTCTTGATTTAATTCATCAATTGTAGGCATGTTAGGTTTAGGTATTGTACCGGTAGTATCTTGAATATAATTTTGATATTGTGTATAGTAGGATTGTGTTACAATATACAAATCAATAATATTTGTTGTAGTTGGATCAATTCGTGTTGTGTTGTTAGAATTGTGTCTGTATTGAAAGTCTAAACCCTGTCTCCCGGTGTCTACTGAGTATTGTGGTTGAATAATTAGTATGAAGTCGGGAGTAGTTACACTAGGATTTTGTACAGTAGTATAAAAATTACCAATTCTACCTGAAACATTTGTCTCACCGTATGCAAAGAATAATTGCCCAAGTGGATAATCGTATTTTACTATCTCTATTTGAGCGTTAGTCGCATATTGGTATACTACCTTAGACGTTGGTATAATTCGATATCTTGCTAAGTTAGTTGCATCTACAATCTGTTGAAAGAATACATAAACACCAAAATTTTGTCCTTGTTGCTGATATCCAGTAACGAAATTAAAGAAGTCAGGATTTAAAATGAGTTGACTATTATTTGTATCTGTAGCTGAAACTTCGACTTGAAAATCATCTGTATAGCCGTCAGGTTCAGTTGGTTGTCCTACTATGTTGACTATGACAGGAGTACTTAACGGATACGAAGATCCAGGCAAGGTGTTGATTGGCAATATATTAATAAAGTCTTGCAGAATTTTTCCAGAAAAGGGATCATAAATAACCGTACCACTTGGTGGAGCAAAGCGAGTATCTGCTACACTGCCAAAATAGTAAGTTAATTGCTGATATGTCACTGTGTAATTGTTTACAGGCCCATTTCCCGATGCTGCAAAATTTATAAAAGCCGTAGGATCACCATAATAACTAAGTGACCAACGAACTTGATTTATAGGAATAGCATTATTGAATACTAAACTAAAGCTTAACTGTAATTGTAATTTGATAGTAATTTCTTGTATTATATCCGCTGGTAATGCATTATCAAATACAGGAATCACTGTTGGTATAGTGTTATTAGATAGTATTGCACCCGTTGGCACGTAGCCGTTTAATGTGACAGGTCCTGTTCCGTTACTAAAACTACCTAAACCGTTATTATTACCATCACCTACTACATTAAGAACTGTTGTCCAAAACCCAGTAATATTATTTGGTCCGGCAATTCCTGCTACTAATCTGTTATTAGAATCAAAATAGTAACCAGAAGGTGCAGTAAAATATAACAGTGCGCCCTTTGTTATATATTGTAAATTATTAGTTGAGTACACGCCCAATTGTACAGGTGTATTTTGATCTCCGGTAGTGTAATAAAAATAGCCTGATTCACTACTAGCATCAACTGAACTTGTTTGCCAAATGATTGTTCCTGGTGTAGTATTTGCATTAATTGCATATCTAGGATAATATTGTACATAATATTGATTGGCTCTGTTATCAGCTAGCGCCGCTGCCAGGGTTGATGTCAAGAATACTATAATATCACTATTAGAATTAATAGTTAGTGTTAGAAAGCCAAGAGCTGCATCTTGATACAGCGCACCGTCACTACCAAATGAATTAGTGCTTGAGTACTTGCCAGTAGAATCTAGTAAGTCTATATTCTTTGAAATACCAATAGAACTTCGATTAATAGCCTGAGATTTTATAATAGAACTATAATAAGAGTACGGGAAGTTATTATAATCTTGTCCGTTTACCATTCTATTTTGTGTATAATACCCAGCTGGAGCACGCTGCTTAATGTCGCCAATCGTTTCTCTAGTCTGTGCATTAGAAACAGTTTCTTGTAGTTCTAGTCCAACTGTTAATGTTTCTAATGTACCTAAACGAGTAACATAAGAAAATGCTATGTTAACGCCTTGCATATCGCTAGGGTAAATTGTATAAGTCAATGCATTGCCGGCGCGCACATAAGCTAAGAAGTTACCAACTGGTATTTCTGAAAACACACCGTCGCCAAACACGTAGCTTACTATGTCGTTGAACCCAGAATTAACAGAAAAGATCGCTCGCTGCGAGCCTTCGGCTACTGCTTGTAAATAAGCATTAGCGTACACATTTTGTACTTGGGTCCAAAGCGAAGGTGTACCATTATTTGTGCTTAGCTGATATAACCAAGTATCTGTGTTGTTTACACCCTGAATATTTCCAATGTTGATCACTTGATTGGCAATTTGTTGAGCTAAATTGAATGTGTAATTCTGTAACGACCCTTGCTTAAAGTAAAAGAACCATCCTGTATTCGGACTACCATACCCCAATTGATCATTGCGATATAGTATATTGAACTGTCCAGATGGTGCAGGGGGGATTTCATACAGGTAGTCTTCTCCTACGCTAGTCATACTAGTTAATTCAAAATTAGTCGTGTTACCATCTACTGTGGCGTTGAACGGGACGATTGGCAAACTTGTAGGTGGAATGCTAATAGCATATTCACTAGTTGTTATCCCTAAAATATCTTTAGAATTGCCGGGACGACCTACAAACTGCGCGTTTACTAATGTTGCATTGATAATCGTGTTGAACTGATCTTGCCAACTTGGATTAGCTGGATCATTCCATAATATAGGAATATTACTTAAATTTATCCCGTTGATATCTGTGATATTTTGTGTTGTCTGTATTGTAACTACCTTCAAGAAGCCTTGACCGGCTAGATTACGTTGAGCAGTATAGCTAACTAAGTTTGCTAATTTAACAACCGAATCTCTACGCTCTGCGGTGTCAATAAAGTTTTCACGGGCATTTAAGTCATTTCTAAATGCCAACCCTTGACCCATAAACGCCATAACATCGAGCAATGCAATAAATTCAGAACTTTCAATGTAGTCATTGAACGTTTCTGGATAATAAATCTGTAGGTAATCTATGAAACTCTTTCGCAATGTTTCATAATTATAACTGGTAAAATCCGCACCAGCATAGGTTTGGTATATCTGTTGCCAGTGATTAATACCAAAAAGATTAGATTGTCTATTACTTGCTACAGCCATAATTTGTACCGTTTTTATTATTTATCAGTACAAAAAATACGACTTTTAAAGATTACTGCAATACTGCTGAGTTATTGGCAGGATTAAAGAAAATACTTAATATTGCGGGGTCGTTGAATGGATTTACAGCCATTTGTACTTCTAAAAGTATTCCATTGAGTTGTGGGAAAGCTTTTACATAGCCTAATTGGATTCTAGGATCCAAACCTGCTATTCTTTTAATTTCATTTTCTAATTGAAACTGAACATCTGCTGTGTTTGGCTCAAATACAAATGACCAAAGCGTTGTTCCATACTGTGGTTGTCCTACTTTTTGTCCAAGTGGTATGTTAAGGGCATTTAAAAAGTCCCTTAATACTAGTTGATGATCGACTAACTTAAATTTATTACCATAAGAAAGAGGTTTTACTAAACTTCCCGGACCGTTTTGATTACCAATCTTGGCATTAGTACTTCTGGGTTCGTTGGCTAAAATAGTTGAAAATCCGATATATGTAGACATATTATTATTTATTAAACCTGATAGGTATTAATATCAGCTTGGCTATATAATTGTGTTAATTGCGGCGAAGTTGATAAAGATTGGTAAGTTTGGTATGTTTGTTGAATGCGAGGATCTCCTTGAGGGTAACTTTGAGTTGCTTGATCATATGCCTCATAAGCGGCCTGTAGTTGAGCATCATAAGCATCTATTTGAACTACTGATTCTACTGCTGCATCTGCTTGTTGTTGTACTTGCTCTAATGCAGTAACAGCCGAAGCCGAAACCTCACCTAAATAATTGGGTGCAGGTATATTCGGATCTCCTAATAATGAGTTAACGGTAGCAGTAACTGTAGCGCGGTCTACGGTATTCACTGCTACAGTAGGCATTTTTATTGGTGAAGGGCCGCCGGATCCAATCGACGCTATGGCTGTTTGTAATTTCGCAGATGCACTTGCAGATAATCCCGCAGATGCTAGTGCTAGTAAGTCCCCTGAAACCGCATCAATAGCACTTGCAGCCAAAGCTGCTGCTCCTGCGGCGGCGCCAATAGTAGAGCAAGGGCCCGCTAATGCCGAGATAGCTCCCAATCCGGCAATTGTTGTTGGGGAAATAGGAGAATTGCTTATAATAGAAGAGATAGCCCCTGATCCGCCGGGTAAGTTATCAATTCCGCTAGCCGTTGCCGATACTGAAGCCTGCAATGATCCAGAACTTACTGAGATTGCTGCTTGTTGCAGTCCGGATGCGCTACTATTGAGCAATGAGCCTGTGCTTGCAAATCCCCCTACTGCGGTTTCCGAACTTGCAAAACCAATAGATGAACTAGAAGCTCCTAATGTTGACAACGACGATTGTGCCTCAATTCCCCCTAGAGAACCGCTTATGCTGCTTAGTGAGCCGCTAATTGCACTTAACGAACCACTCGCCGCGCTTATGGACCCAGTAACTGATAAAATTGGGCCGGCTACGCTGCGTAATCCGTTGTTGACGGTTGTCACTGCTGCTCGGTTTACTGAGTTTGTAAGCGATCCGGCAACGCTTCCTAACGCAGCCGAGACAGGAGCGGCTTCACAGCCAAGTGACCCGATAAGAGATGTGTTGGCTGCTCCTAGCGCGGTGCCAATTGCGTTGTCAACAGCATTAAGTACACCTGCCGCTGCTCCGGCAACTGCTCCGCTAACCGCCCCCAATGCGCCTGATATTGCACCTGACGCCGCGCCTAATACGCCCGACGCAGCACCTAATACGCCCGACGCAGCACCTAATACGTTTGATGCGGCTCCAGCTATGGCTGCTAGTCCAGTCAACCCGGTGCTTGGCAAAGCTAGCAAAGGGGTGCAGCCTGCCACACTGTTTAGCGAAGCACCTATGCTAGCGGCAGTGGCAGTAACTGCCGCTGCCTCCCTAGCTAACATTGTTAAGTTTTGAGGAATACCCGCTGTCATTGGCTTAAAGCTAGATGCTATAGCATAAAACGCAGCGGCAGATGCTCCTCTAGTTGCAGATGTTAGACTAGATAAACTTGGTATCTTAGCTAATGCGCTGAGCGATAAACTTAAGCCAGCAATCGATCCCGCAGATATTGATGATAAACTAGCTGCAAAATTTCCTTTATTAATAGCAGACATTATGCTGCTAGTAGCGCCTGATATTAGGGCTGTACCTACAGCTACTTTAGCAGCTCCATTTAATACGCCTTGCAAGGTATTAGTAACGTTAGTTAATCCAGCAGTATCGCAGTTAGCCGGACCGTTGGCACTATTAATTGCACCAATTGCGCCTCCAGTTGAGCTTGATGACGGGCTAATGATAGTAGTAGCGTTTGTGTTTAGGCTATTAACAGAATTTATAGTATTAATTGTTTGCGCTACTCCTATTGTTGCTCCGGATAATATCAAACCTGATATTTGTGAAGAATCTTCCTGTCCAGTAATAACCCCGGCTTTAGTCAATTGTGTTTGAGATTGCTGCAACATTGCAACTGCTGCACTTGCTTGAGCAGGAGTACTGTTTATATAATCATCTAAACTGTTTATTCCATTTTTACCAGTCCAAATATTTGGAGGCATGGCTGTTGCAGGATCGCATGTGCCACCTGCAATAACCGAATTTACCATAGTCGAAGATCCGGGTTTTATTAACCCAGCAGTTTCTAGTTGTTTGGGATTCATGCCATACTGCCCTATAACAACTTGCGGTACGCTATTTGGACTAATGGTTGGCGAGCAACAGTCACCATTAACTATCGCAAAACCAGTGGATGCAGCAGCGGCTGTATCAATATTCGATGCGGTTGTTTGCTGCATGGTTGCCAATAGCGCAGCAGTTGCGGTTCCATTGATAGAATTGCTGGTTGGCATAGTAGCCGGTTGAGAACATATTGCTTCGGGTGTTAGCGTTGCGGATAGTAGATATGAGTGGATTGATCTATTATTTCTTGACATTGCTATCCTCCTGTACCGTTGGAAGCGGCAGTTTGATTTACATTATTTACTGCGGTAGATGGCGAAGATGGTAAGCTACTTGAAGAATTTAGATTTACCTTTACATCAACCCCTTGGCCTGCATTTGCCCATGGGCAGTGTGCAGGTGCGCGTGAAGCTACAGTTAGTAAATTAGCGGGCGCTGCTATAAAACCCTTGGTCTTATCAAATAGTGTATCTGTTTGCGCTATCATTGTAATTCTGTTTACTGCTTGTGGTTGAGTTCCTGATTGACCGGTATTTAAATTTACTTTGCTACCGTTGATGTATGTGATGCCGCCGGCTGCTACTGATGCATCCCCACCTGACCCTAAACTCAATGCGCCACCAGCTAATACCGTAAATTTTCCACCAGCACTAAGTGCGTAGTCAGTACCAACTCGCTGATTAAATGTAGTTTCTGAATTAATATTCATTGCATTTGCTTGAATGTTCAGTGTTTTTCCAGCATTGATATTAATATTATTATCTGCATGTAAATTTAAATCACCTTGCGTTCTTACATTAAATGAATTGGTAGAATAAATGTCTACTGTACCTTCTTTACCTAATTCAATGTATGATTGTCCGTTAGCGTGCAAAATCATTAAGGTTTGACCATCATCACTCATTGTGATTTGATGCCCTAATGCAGTTCTTATTCTAATTAATTGATCTCTGCCAATAATATCACCATCGTCCATTACTATAGTATGCCCACCTCTACGCGACACAACTTGCAGTTGCGCGCCTTGGCTATCTTTTAAATTACTTGCAATAGTAGTATCATCATATCCACCGCTATAGATTGGTCTACCTGGTGTGCTGACTCCCCAACCAACTCTACTAGGAGTTTCTCTTACAGCACTAGAAGATATAGGACCTCTAATAGGATCTCTGAGAATTCCTTGCTGAAACATAGTTGCTGCTACATAGCTTTGTATTGGTTTTGAATAACCTAAATATTGTGGACTATCTGCTATGTTTGTGTTATTCGTATTCATATTTGATATAGGGAGTCTGGTTGCTCCACCATAACTTTGAGCTTCACCTGAATTAGGTACAACATTATCTACCGCACCGATTGCAGGCACCATTTGTAATGTAGTTGGGTCTGCTACCGATCCTACATAAAATCCATAATTAGGATCACCGTTAGCAAATATACATAGTACTATTGAACCTATGTCGGGGGGTGATTGCCATTGCCCATAAGAACTAGGATTACTTTTAAACGTGCCATATCCTGTATTACCTGCTTCTCCTTGTACCGAACCAAAGTATGGATTTAAGAAAGATACCGTTGTCCAACTGTTGGGATCTTCCGGAGGGTTAGTATTGACACCTGAAATATAAACTCGTATTCTTCCCGATCTAGTAGGATCTATATTATCCTTTACTGTACCAAATACGGGTACAGGCATAGAGCCGCCGCCGGCATTCACTCTGTTTATTTTGGCTACTGTTCTAGGTCTAGATGTATTGTCTATAGGCATATTACGTTCTCGTTAACTGGGACGGCGCAGGGCTTCCGGTAATAGGGCTAACAGCTGGTGTATTACTGAAGTAATCAGTTCTATTTTGTCCGGTTGCCGAGCCAAGCTTATTAGATACAATTGGAGGGCTTGCATCTCCGTCTGCTACGGGCTTACCTTGTGGTCCAGTTGGAGTTGTCTTTGGCGCGGGAGTATTAGCTCGCAGTGCTTGCAGATTCTTTCCGTTAGCCAAATACTCTTGATATTCTGATTTGACTTGTGCATCACTTGCTGCTGCATTTTGCTGTTCTTTTGCAGATGTAAAACCTGTAGCTTGTGATGTAGCATTATTATCGCTTGGAGTTGGTCCAGAATTAGCGGCGCTATTAGAGGTAGTTTGTGCAGAATCAGGTCTGTCTGCACCAGATTCTTTTCCTGCATTAGGCCACGGCGTTCCATTCATAGTCATTGTTTGTGTGAATTTTCCATTAACAAAGTCACTGTCTACTTGAATTACTTGAAATATAATTCCTTGTGGCTTAGGACCAGAGCTTGGTGAACCTAATCCAAAGTATATTTGATCATTTAATGTCAAATATCCAAGATTGTTATCATAATCAACTGCTTCTAAAAAATTAACCTCAACAAAACACATACCGCTGTTTGGATTTACTGAAGTGCCGTTTGGTCCATAATATTTGTTGTAAACTTCGGCAGCGTTATTAGCAGCAGGTGGGGGCGCAATAGTCATTATCCAGTCTGGATCGCCTATTATTTTCATATTTACATTTTGATATGCTGCAGGATCATACAAATAAGTTGTGTAAGAATTTTGTGCAACCATACCTGAACCTATTTTTGAATTAGTAGTTCCTCCGGGTTGCTTGTTAGGGGCAATCGGAGCATTGTTATTATTAGAAGCTGAATTATTGGGATCGTTAGAGGTATCCATTGCACCTAAAAAGTAAGAACAATCGTATTGAAAGGTCAGTCCCATTACTTCTTTGTTCTGCCCAGTAAACCAATAATCATATCTTTTGTATGGTCCGGGATAAGGGGCAGCAGAACTTGCATACGGTGTTTGAATAGCAGGAGTGTCGTAGGTTGTTATGACATAATTTATATCATATACCCAATCTCCCCTTTTATTATCCCATCTTGGATTGGTAGTTTCTACTGACAAGTTATACCAAGCAATGTTTTTTGGATTTGCATTAGTTTGCGCCGGTGGACTACCTTGCTTAGTTGGTTCAGGACTCGTTGTGTATATTGTATTTAATGCGCTAGTTAAATACGAACTTTGCTTTATAATATCTCCTATAGCGGCAGATACGTTTGTGCCAGGAGGGATTGATAGGGTTCTTGAAGTATTGTTAGGCGGAGCTTTTTCTGCGGTAGCCGCATTAGAGTCACTGGGTTTTTTCACATTTGCATTAGCCCATTTTATCTTATCTACGTCTGCGGGTGATACTATAGTAGCCTTTTTTATAAGATCCACATCTGGTCCAAGATAAGTCAATTTGTAAGTATTCGCATAATCTACTTTATTATTTTTCTTTAAGTTTGCTTCCATTTTATTCATTTGAGTTATCACGCCCGAACGACCATTTAGTGCATTATCTACTGTTCCACCTTCAATACTGAGTTGAGTATCTAGTGTAGCTCTTTTAGATCCCAATCCTGCTCCTACATTAAGCGGTACTGCGGTAATATTATACACCACTGGTTTACCATCTAATTTAAACGTGCAAGAAGTTATTTGGATATCATAAAAATTTTGAAATAGGCCACTTGGCGATCCAGCTGAGTCTAGGACTCCGCTGCCAAAAGTTGATTGACCATCAGATGGCGTACCATCTAAATTCCATCCTACAAACTTAATACCTAATACATACATTCCCCTAAGGGGATTAGCAACCGGTCCAGTAGCGGTTGCAGAACTTGTACCAGATGCAGGAGTTTCTGACCCTTGATACAAGACAGACTGTGCTGCCCTTAGATTTTTTATAAAAGAAAATCCATACGGTTCTGTTATATTAAAAGAAAATTCTACGTTAAAAAAATCTCCACCTGATGCTTTGGCTGCAATAAGACTGGTACATTTTAAATTGTCAATGTAGTAGTCATACTTAAATCCTGGTGCACGCTGGCTAGTCTCTGAATTAATGCCACCGCTTTGACACAACAAATATACACCATTAGCAGCTTGCCCTAATTGGGCGCCGGCAAGTGCTGAAATATCTTTTCTACCAGATTTTATCCAAGCATCATGGGCACTAGGAGTCATTGTGTATAGACTGATTACATAGTTGTAACTAGCTAAGCTACCCAGCGGGTTATCCATTCTTGCACCTGGTGCTCCTTGCCCCCCGGCTGCTCCGCTTGGTGACGGTGATTGCGGCGCCGCACTTGCACTTTGTGGTGACGTTGCATTGCCCACTGATGCAGTGGGGTTATTACCAGTGGTGTTGACCATGGTCGCTGACTGTTGGTTTGATGCAGGGTTATTTTGTGAATTAGAATCACCGTCGGCAGCTCCAGTAAGTTGCGGCGTATTATTTTGTGTTGTTTGAATTCCGGGAGTGACCTGCTGTACTGGCGTATTGATTGCAGGATTAGGTTGTGGTCCTATATCTGGATTAGCTTGTGCTGTCGTTGTTTCTACTACAGTGCTGTTTGCGCCAGGGTTTACCGTTGTGGTTACGGTGCCGTCATCATTTAATTTCCTAGTAACAGACCCGCCGCCGGTATCCGTAGTTGTAGTTGTAGTAGTCGTAGAATTTGTATTACCTACTGTCTCCGCAGTTGTAGTTGAGGTACTAACAGGGGGTGTGGCCGAATCTTGATTTGGAGCATTTGTCAAACTTCCTATATTGCTTTGTTGACTGAATATTACGTTTGTTGCGCTCTCAATGCTATAGGCTGTGTTTTCATCGGTAATAGCACCGCTATTTACTAAATTATTTAACTGGTCGGTTACTTGCTGTGGAGTGCCAGTAAAATTAATGTTTAAAGCAGGATACGATGCTGTCGTAGTATACTTACCAGTAGCCGTATCAAGTGAGGTTGTAACCGTAATGGGTGCACCGTTAGAAACCGGTATACTCGTTGTCATAGGATTGGTAATAGTAGCCACTTATTAAATTCCCAAACTTTGCTTTAGTGTTGATGACTTTGGTACATATATTCCCAAACCGGCTACAAAATTAAAATAAGGATCTGACCCTAACCTGTTTGGATTTCTTTGTGCAAATATCCACCATAATCTAGAATCTTGATATAAGTCATACGCCAGCATATCTGGTCTATATTGATATACAGGGGGTATAATATAATAAATATCGGAATTCAAGCTTGGTATTGGGCGATAGTTCATTACATCTAAAAATTTATTATTAAATACTTCAGTGCTATAGTAGCTGCTAGTAGCAGGATAAATTGTTTGATTAGCCATTACCAAATTCCTCTAGTTATTAGTTGACCAGTTGCATAATCTTTCAGACTAAAATTGTTACTAATATCGTTTCTGCTGACAATCGGGTAGCAGGTGATTGACATATTCATCATAGTTGGTACATACGTAGGTGCTACCGTCCCAACTGGTGGCGGACCCATATTTGCAGCAGGGGGTTGTCCGCCCGGCTTTATTGTCCCGCCAAGTCTTGCTAATGCAGCTTGCTGCGCAGGATTTGGATTAAAGCCATCACTGTTTCCGTTAGCACTACCAACTCCGGGTTGTACAGTTGCAGTAGATACTCTTATATAGTCTACGTCTGTGGGTAGTGAATAAGTAAAACTGCTGATTACTAACGGATGATTATCAAACTGGAAAGCTCCTAATCCAAATAGATAACACAAAGGGGGAGGAATACCTGCAATAGGTGCTTGATCCTGCCCATAAAACATTTTTGTAGCTGATCTAAAAAAATGAATAACTGCCAGCATATACGCGGCTTCGGTAGTATCTTGTGCGGTAAATGGACAATTAATTGTTACCTGATCTACTGAACTGCTTTGATATTGAAATATTTTGTAGTTACTATGTGTTAGCGCAAGTGGTTCATAATTACCTATATATGATATTTGAATATCAGGCGTGTATGGGAATATAACTCCGTCAGTTGCTTGCAAGGGATTGAGTATACCAGCTTCGCCCGGTGCAACTTTATACAAATAACTAGCACCGGGCGCCAATGCTAATCTTACTCTCCAATCTTGACCTAAGGCAAAGTTAGTGGCGTCCTGTAATGTAGCCTGCTGGCGTGCGTTGTTTTCCTCGCCTTGGGCGCCGGCAGTGGTATCTCCCAAAAATGAATCGGTGTCTTGCCCGTCATCAGGAATTACTACATCGGGCCCCACAAAGTCGGTTCCTTGGGGGTCTGGAGGTATGTCTTGAGGCGTCGTGCCTTCGGCTGGTGTAGCGGCGGCTCCTGAATCATTTGCTTGGGCAGCTGCGGGGTCTGTTGAGGGGACATCGGGAGCTGCCGTGCCTTCGGTTGGTGTAGCGTTTGCTCCGGAGGTGGCATCTGCGGCTGCTTGGGCGTCTGCGGCTACAGGATCGGATGCCGGTGGAACAGTAGGCGAGATGGTTGCAAAGGCGGCTTGCCCGTTTTCACTAACATTTTGACTTAGCTGTTTTCCTGCGTCGTTTTGCGCGTAACCCGGTAAGCCCCAATTGTCCAACAGGCGTGATGCAGCGGCAATCGCCTCATCAGCAGTTGCCCCGCTGGTATCGACGGATACCCACGGATTTGTTCCGGTAACAACGACATAATATGTTCCTCCCGAATATGAATATGTTACTTTATATGTTGATACTCCATCTTGGGGTGTACTTATAGTTACCGATTGTTTAGTCGAAGCCATATTTTATTTCTCTTTTTCCCAGACATAAATATACTGTCTCTGTGTATTTATCGTTAAAAAAATCACCAATTTAATCAATAACTTATTGACATTAGTTAATAGGTCGTGTATTATTGTTTTATCACAATAACAAGGAACTTATGTCTATAGCAAAAAAACCTGTCAATTATCTAAACAATAAAGACATTTTAAAAGAAATTCACGCTAGCAAAACATCATATTGCTCGTTTACCAAACAAGAATATAACGTCTATGATATGATTATAGATACTCCACAAACTGATCTAGTATCTGCTTTAAAATATATATGTAAGCCGGCTAGGATTAAAGAAGCTAAAGAACTTAGAGCTATTAGACTTTCCATTGGTAAAGATGAAAAATTGACTTACAAAGATATACCAACTACTGAGTTAGTATTTAGAGTCATGACTTGGGATCATATTCCCGTTTCTGCCAAACAGCCCAGAAAAGTCATTAAAAAGAAAACAGCCAAAGATATCATAGAGTTTGACGATGGCGAAGAAAATCTGTTTGCTGATTTAGAAGATGAGAGCACCAAAGATGCGGTAGATGATATGGTTCATGTCAAGGTAAATTTCCCTCCTTTTCAGCATTTTAAGATTGATGAAAACGGGGATCCATACTGCGTTGGAAAGTCACATTGGAAGGGCGGTGTAAAAACCGGTGAATTTTCTAAAGATCACGGTAATTTGACCGATAAGCTAGCCCGCATGTACATCATGCTTTGTGAAAAGTATGCTATGAAGTTCAATTGGAGAGGTTACACGTATAACGATGAAATGCGTAATTCTGCTATCCTACAATTAACTTATGTTGGTTTGCGTTTCAACGAGGCAAAGTCGGCTAATCCATTCGCATATTATACGGCGGCAATTACAAATTCCTTTTGTCGAGTATTGAATACAGAAAAGCGCAATCAAAATATTCGTGATGACATTCTTGAAATGAATAACTTAACTCCAAGTTTCACTAGACAAATGCGCGATATGAAAATGACCGATGATGTATAACCTTAATACTTGATTGTAACTAACTAAAGGTAGTATACTTCTCAGATGGCGAATTTATTTAAGAAAGCAGCATTTTTTACCGATATCCACTTTGGTCTCAAGAGCAATTCAATACAGCACAATAACGATTGTGCTGATTTTGTTGATTGGTTTATTTCCAAAGCTAAGAGTGAAGGTTGTGAAACTTGTTTTTTCTTGGGTGATTGGAACCATCATCGTGCTAGTATTAATATACAAACATTACAATATGGATTACGGGCTCTAGAAAAACTAAGTGACAGTTTTGATCATGTTTATTTCATTCCGGGCAATCATGATCTCTATTATAGAGACAAACGCGATGTACATAGTGTTGAATGGGCTAAGCATTTACCAAATATTACTATTGTCAATGAGTTTTTTGATGAGGGTGATGTAACTATTGCCCCGTGGTTAGTTGGGGAAGATTACAAAAAGTTAAAAAAGTTAAAAAACAAGTATTTGTTTGGGCATTTTGAATTACCGCATTTCTACATGAATGCTATGGTAGAGATGCCCGATCACGGTGAGATAAATGCAGATCATCTACAAAGTTTTGATCGTGTGTTTTCAGGACATTTTCACAAGAGACAAAGTAGAAAGAATATTTGGTATATGGGTAATGCATTTCCGCACAATTATGCAGATGCCGGTGACGATCAAAGAGGTATGATGATACTAGAGTGGGGTAGTGAGCCTGAGTTCCATTCCTGGCCTAATCAACCAGTGTTTAGAGTCTACAAGTTAAGTGATATATTGGATAACCCAGATGGATTATTGCTACCCCGCTCTAGTGTCAGAGTACACTTAGATTATGAAATTACTTATGAAGAAGCAAATTTCTTGCGAGAGAAATTTATTCCAGAACATCAATTGCGCGAAATGTCATTGATCCCAATTAAATCAGACCAACACGCACAAGATTTAGCCCCGGGAGAGTTGAAATTTGAAAGCGTAGATAAGATAATACTAGATCAAATTAGCAACATTGAAAGTAAAGAATTTGATGTTAAGTTGCTTATGGAAATTTATCAGAATTTATGAGTATCGTACTTAGAAATATAACTTTACGTAATTTCTTGTCTATCGGACAAGTTACACAAGCAGTAAACTTTGACAGCCATGAACTTACATTAATTTTAGGTGAAAATCTAGACTTAGGTGGTGACGGTGCTAGAAATGGTACTGGTAAAACAACTCTTATTCAAGGGTTGAGTTATGCGTTATTTGGCACACCAATTAATAGTATTAGAAAAGATAATCTAATCAATCGTACTAACGGTAAAGGTATGATGGTTACCTTAGATTTCAGTGCTAATGGGATTGAATATAAGATTGAGCGTGGTCGTAGACCAAACACTCTAAAGTTCTATGTTAATAGTAATTTGCAAGAAATAACTGACGATGCTCAGGGTGAAAATAAAGAAACGCAAGAACATATAGAAAAAGCTATTGGTATGACGCCGGATATGTTTAAGCATACTGTTGCTCTTAATACCTATAGTGAACCATTCTTAGCTATGAAAGCTAATGACCAGCGAAATGTTATCGAGCAGTTACTTGGCATTACTTTGCTTTCAGAAAAAGCTGATGTGCTTAAAGAAAAAGTAAAAGAATCTAAAGATTCTATACAACAAGAAGAATTTAATATTAAGGCTATTGAAGAAGCTAATAAGCGTGTTAAAGAACAAATAGATTCTACTAAACGTAGACAAAAGCTTTGGCAAACTAAACACGATGAAGATTTGGCTAAGTTGGCGCTAGCGTATGATGATTTGACAAAGATTGATATTGACCTTGAGTTGCAAGCACACAAAGATTTAACCGTATACAATGAAAAACGCAAACAAATTGATGACTTAAAAAAACTTATTACCCGCGCTGAAGCAGACGAGACCAAAGAACATAAGATAATAGCGAAACTAAAAAAAGAAATTGAAGATTTAAAAAATCATACATGCTATGCTTGTGGTCAAGAGTTTCATGATGACAAGCACCTAACTGTTCTAACCGATAAAGAAAAAGCACTGCAGGAATCCGTATTGCAAGAATTAGCTTTTAATTCACAAGTTGTTCAACACACTGCTGCACTAAATGCATTAAGTAAATTGGGCCGATCACCAAAAACTCATTATGATACTGAAGCTGAAGCTGTTAAGCATTCTAGTCAGATTACCAATATTTTAAATCAAATTGAAAATAAAGGCAATGAGACTGATCCATATGCAGAACAAATCGTCGAAATGGAAAATCAAGCATTGCAGGTAGTCAGTTTTGATACGATTAATCAGTTGACTAAGATATTAGAACATCAAACTCTAATTTTAAATCTATTAACCAACAAAGATAGTTTCGTTCGTAAAAAGATCATAGATCAGAATTTGTCATATCTTAACGCTAGATTGACTCATTATCTAGATCGTATTGGGTTGCCGCATCAAGTAGTGTTTCAAAATGATCTAAATGTCGAGATTACAGAATTAGGTAGGGAACTTGATTTCTATAACCTTAGCCGCGGAGAAATGAATAGGCTCATACTTTCTCTTTCGTTTGCTTTTAGAGATGTGTGGGAAAATTTATATTCGCCAATCAATACTATATTCATTGACGAATTAATCGATTCCGGATTAGACACAATTGGCGTTGAAAATGCAATGTCCATTCTTAAAGATATGACTCGACGCCGCAATAAATCTATTTGGTTAGTTTCGCATAGAGAGGAACTATCTAGTCGTGTTGATAACATATTGAAAGTAGTTAAAGAGGGCGGATTCACTACGTACAGTTCGTCTAGGGAAATGTCATAAAATTTTTTGTACATAGAAATTTAACATAACTAATATCATGTCTAATCCACAAAAAGCAAAGGGGTCGGGTTTTGAGCGCGAAGTCGCTAAGTTCCTATCTGATTTATACGGAGAGTCTTTTATTAGGGCTCCGGGATCAGGTGCTTATATTGGCGGAAAAAATCAATCTCGTACTCAAGTATTGCATGAAGGTCAAATTCGCAGTTTTAAAGGAGACATTGTTCCCGGAGAAAGTTTCTCTAAACTAAATGCAGAATGTAAATTTTATGCAGACTTCCCATTTAATTTAGTTTTAGCCGGAGAATGTAAAGTTCTTGACGGTTGGCTAGATCAAATGATGGAGGTAGCAGAACCCGATGATCTTAATGTGCTTTTTATGAAGTTTAACAGAAAAGGTCGTTTTATTGCGGTACAAAGTAAATATACGTGGGTCACAGATCACTTCTTGTATTACACTAGTACTAATCAAAAAGATTGGATTATTTTAGAATTTGATAACTTTTTTAAACACAACAAAGACATTTTTGCCGCATATTCCGGTGCCAATACTACATCTCTAAACAGCTCTAAATATTTAACCGTCAACACAGCTTCACAGACACCAAGTCATACATCTCTCTAATAAAGCACCACAATTAGTCTGATCAGGGTTGCCTGATCCTCCTTGAGCAAGCCTGGGTAGCCAGTTGCCTGCAGATTCTGGAGTAAACGTGTTAATGTTAATATTAACACGGAACACCGACAGGGCCCTCGATTAGCGAACCCTGAACAAGTCTATAACTAGATGTTTTGATGTTATAGAATGTGCGTTGCTGAGACACCGTCTCAACTACACAATCCCAATAAAAACCTTACAGAGCAACCGGTGGCGTATAACAGCATAGGCTGGCTAGTTATACGGGGGATAAACATCTGCGACGGGCGAGCAAAAACCTTTCCATTGGTAGTGCTGAATAGCACTACCATGGCTCAAAGCAGCAATAGTAAAGAGCAACCCAAAGACCATATAATAAAAAGAATGATGCCGAGCGAACTGCGTGAGCGAAGGAATCAGTTGTACGAAGTACAACTTTAATACGAACTTTGATATGTTAATAACAAAAAACGGGAAATGAATCCCGTTTTTAAACTTAATACTAATGATTTTTCTAATATTAGAAGAAAGGCATCTGACTTTTTTTCGTTGTTTCTAAATTATTTTCAATGATTTTATTAATGGCTTCTCTTTCAAATGCAGACATATTTAAAATATCTTCATACGTAACCCCTCCTCTCATATACCAAGACATGGTAAGGACGTTACGTTTGATATCTTCACATTCCTTTTCGTAGCCATCTAGCAGCTTCTTAATGGCAGAAGGCTCCATATTAAGAAGCTTTAGCCGAAAAAATCAGTGACGTTTAATGTGAATTTTGTGCTATATGGGTGACTGCAATTTACACATGAAATGTCTAACGGGGGCATTTCTGTTTTATCCTTAAGTTCAATAGAGTAATCTCTTAACTTATTAAAAGTAAGTCTGTCGCAGTTTCTTAAGAAGTCTGCAATATGCGCCGTATCTCTAACAATACCAACCGGGGTCTTTATGTATTCTATCGTTTTTGATATTACATCTATTGTTATATCGGTAAAAAGTCTAAGAGTCTCTTGATTTTTCTTTGCTTTTACTTCATCTGAATCATTTTCGGTTACAACCATATTTTTTTGAACTTCAAACTGTCTAAGATTGATGTCGTTCATCTCTTTATAATATAAAGGTCTAAACTTAAAGTATAAATCGTTTACATTTAGTTCGACAGTATAATCACCCGAAGTTAACTTAGTTAACATGCCAGCTAGGTTAATGCCGTATTTGCCTGTTTCTTTACACTCAGGGCATTCGCTTTCCATCTCTAAATCATTTCCGTTAGATGCAGCTTTGACAGCTATTAAGGCAGCATCTAAATCTGTACTAAACATAGTCCACGGATCTTTGATATTAGGAATACAACTTTTAATGATTTCAACAACTGCTGTGCCGTTAAACAGAGCATCTGGTGTTCTGGCAGTAATCTCGTCAATAGCAGTCATTGGATAAATTGGTAGATCACCTGATTCAGGCATGTCTATTACTCCCGGCGGATAACCTTGACCATTACTGGGTAATTTTAAATAAATGGCAGGTCTTCTAAAATACTGCTTAAGGGGATTTTCGCTCATACTATGATCCTTGTGTAAAATGTGAGTATATATTTGATAACTAAATACTTAATATATTTAGTGAGT